TGCGACTCGCTTATTAGAGGAAGGAAGAGACTCAGCGATGACGTTGACCTTTCCGTCTTCGACTTGCGCTGTGTCTGTGATCCTAATCCCCAGCAAAAAGACGTTCATTTTTGAGAGTTCGGTAGATCGTTGAGCGGTGTACGTTAAGTGCCTTGGCGATTTGCGTTGCGCTAGCGCCTTGGCTTCGAAATGCTAGGAGAATTCGCAGGTCTCCGCTACCTAACTTAGAGTTTTTTGATTTTAAATATTGATTGTGGTATGGGTTGATGCATTTATAGTTGCCACAAGTATTCTTAACTGTCTCATCTCGTTCTATATCTAAGTACCCCAGTATCAAAGGTCGCACGTAGTAGCGGGCGCCGAGAGCGTAGACAGAAGGGGTTCTGTTAGTAAGCGATCCGACCCATTCAAAACATTGTTCGTGCTCGAAGTCGTTATAAGCAAGCTTCTCATATAAATTTCCAAGAATAGATTGTCTCGCTTTGCCGTAGCCGAGCTCAAATCTTTCTGCCCCGAGGCTCCTCGCTATATCTAGTCCTTGCGCTTGCGCATGGGCAGCGTCTAAAGCTCTTATCCCGAGCTTGGTTCGGCAGTCTCTTTTTATTACTGTGAGCTTGTATCTCTCAGTAGACGTCATTGCTTGGCTGGAACCTGAGGAGCGACTTGCGTTCTTCAGAGTCCAGCAATCTCACGGCTCGGTAGAGGTTATACCAAAATTTGAGTTCTTTAAATAGTTTGGACACTTTTAATTACATGTATCGCTTAAATTCATCATAAAGACCTCCCCTACCAGCGACATTACCTTCTCGGAGTAGTCCTGGATTGTTTTTAATGTATGCAGCGATTTGTTCGTTACTTGCTCCACCTGCTCTAGCCTTTTCTACGTCCGCGTGGCCGAAATACTGAGCACTCGCGCCCGCACCTGTTCCGATAGCGGCTGCCCCTCTGTCTACATCGTTCACAGTATTTTGAAATCCTCCGGTGCTTGTTTGTTGAGGTTTGAATTCTGCGAGCATCTGACCGATTTCGCTAGATCCACCTGGAAGATTAGGACCGCGAACCAACTCCAGGTTTTTCTCTAAGAAAGACTTGATTGCTGCATCGTCGTAACCAGACATCCGAGCGGCTTTAAGGTCTTCATCACCGAAGTACTGAGCGCTTTGACCGAAGCCAGCTGAAATCTGAGGCGAACCAGCGTAGTCTTGCGCAGTTTTAAAAGCTTGAATATCTGATCCTTGCCCTTCAGCTGGTTGGAATGCAGCCGCCTTTGCTGCATAGTCACGAGTAATAGCTTTGGAAAGATCTACTTTTCCACCAGCAATTTCTTCAAATAAACCACCTGCTTGCCCAGGCCGGTTGGATGCCGCAAGCAAATAAGGATTTTCTTTCAGGTATGACTGAATTTCACTCGAATCGTAACCGTATTCCTGCGTGGCTTTCTTATAGTCTTGATGACCAAACAGCGCAGACTGCCCGTATTCGGATGCGATGTCACGCAGTGACTTACGCTGCTCCTCGACCTCTGGGGTTTCCTCTTCTACTTCCGGGGTAGTTGGGGTTGAGGGCAGAGAAGGTGCTTCAATTTCACTTGGCGCGTCTAACTGTTGCCCTCGTGGAATTAGGTTAAGCGTCGTAGTTACTGCATTCTGCTGTTGTGGACGAAAGAATAAACCTTGACCTTTTCCTTTTGCAGTCGTTTGAAACTGGAGAGCGGGAGCAAAATCACCACTTGTAGCTTCGCCGTCTTCGTCAAACAGACTCGCTAGATCTAATCCAAATAATCGACCTGCTTTACGCAGACCAGACATCATTGGTTTGTTATAACGAAGAGCGGTCATGCTCAAACATACTTACATATACCTCAATTTAGCTCACTTTTAGCCAATAGCGGCTGATGTTGAATCCTGGTCCTACAACACCTTTTAATGTTGTAGAAACACGCCTTGCCTCTTCGTAGTCCTTAAAACGTTTAGCTGCTTGTCTATCGTCGGTGTAAGAGCATAAAAGTTTCTTTTCTGTATTTAGACAGTCGAGAACGTACTCGTTTTCACGAGTGACTACCCATACTTCTTGGAAACTGAGTAGCGGCATGTTACAGCGCTGCTCATCCGTAAATAGCTTCCCTGTTAACTTACCTAATGTTTTTGGTTTTGTCTCTTTAACTTTTTGTGTCTTAACCTTTACTGTTTCTTTTACCAGTCCGTTTTCTTTCAGTGTTTTACTTAATTTTCTAGCTGCATTCGCTGCCACTAGAGGCTTCTCGAAGAATTCCCTAGTCATAATTGTGCACTTATCCATCTTTACGCATCCGACGTAACCGCTGTCAGTCTTTGCTGTGAACACCTCGCGGTTTTCGTTTTCGGGCAGCCAGATAGTTACTAAATTCATTTTTCAGCCCAGGAGTCGCCGATGTTGGCGTCGCATTTAACGGGAACTTTAGTCAAAACCGACTCCGCTGCAAGTCTCATTTCAGTTTCTAGAACGTCCTTGTAGTACTCCGCTTCGGATTCGATAGCCTCAAATATTAATTCATCATGCACCGTGGCGATAGGGCGGAAATTGTTGTTAACAAGTTTTCCGAGTCTCGCGATAGCAAGCTTCAAGATATCGGCTCCCGCACCTTGAATCAGAGTATTCGCACAGGTAGTCATAGCTGCGTCGTCGTAGCTTAAAAGTCTCCGTCGCCCGATCGGCGTACGTACGTATGTCCACCCGTCTTGAACCATTGCATTACGTTCGCGGTGCCATTCTTTCAAACGAGGGTAAGCCCTGTGGAACCCAGAGTGAGCTACTTTTGCTTCAGACAGTGAAATGATGTTTCCTGAACTAGCAGCATATGTTTTGTACTTTTTAAAACCCATACCATAAAGCAAAGCAAAATTAAGAGTTTTACCCATTTGGCGCTGGGATTTTTCTACCTCTTCGAGCGGGACGTGGTAGATGAGACTTGCCGTCAGCGTGTGTAAATCAGCTCCGTTCTGGAATGCTTCGATCATCTGAGGTATCCCAATCAACTCAGCCGCTAAGCGCAGTTCAATTTGTGAGTAGTCAGCAATAACGAATTTGAATCCTTTTGTGGGGATAAAACATTCTCTGAATTCTTTATCTCTTGGGACCTGTTGAATGTTGATACCCCAATTATCTTTCTTTTTATTTCCGGTAACTCTTTTGGATCCAGAGCTTGTGAAACGACCGCTATTGGCTCCGTAGGTATTGTAACCACTGTGCATCCTTGTAGACACAGGATTTATGTTGGTGATAATTTTTTCTACGTGTGCTAACGCCGTTTCGAGTTTTGTTCGTTTCCTTAAAAGGTTTAAAGTTTCGTCGTCACTATCGAACTCGCTTAATGCAACCTGAGACAAAGTTTGTTTTCCAGTTCTTGCGTCAACTGGCAGAGCAGTTCCGATCTCGTTGAAACATCGGACGCACTGTGTATTAGATCCAGGATTGAATTCTTTTTTTGCGTTCTTGCCAATGGCGATCGTACCATCAGCTCTTCGTGGGAGCTTATGTTCATCAGGTAATCGCCGATCAAGGGACTCACAAAATAATTTAGTCGCTGTGTCAAGTTCTTGCTGCTTTAGAGCTTGTAGAGCTTTTACCTTAGTGACATCGACACCGAAACCATAGTGACACATAAGTGCCACCGGGCGAATAACTTTACTCTCGAGAGCATATACATCTAGCAAGTTTTCAGCAGCTAGCTCTTGTAATTGAAGTGAAGCGATTTTAGGGAGTATGTCGACGTCTTTAGCTGCGTATTCGATCTGATCTAAAGACAGTTCCTCGACGCTCCAGTCTGATACCTGTTGTTCCTTAGAGATTTCAATTTCAAGTCGTCTCTCAACAACAGCTTTCAGCGAACAACTAACGTCTCCGAAGAAAACCTTTTCAGTTTTGGGGCTAACTTTTTTCTCTTTGTATCCTGCACGTAAGCATCGCTCCGCTATAAAAGTATCAAAAATCTTTTTCTTGAAATCTATACCTAGTTTTAAAAAGAACTGTAAATCGAAGTTCGCGTTGTGAAGTAAAAGCATTTCTCGAGATTCGATCAACGCTTTTAAACCATCAGTATCTTTGCATTTGAAAAAATCGATTACATAAACAGTTCTGTCTTCTACGTCTTCTTGTGTAGTACACAGTTGTAAAAGCCTGGGCTCATGCACCCGAGCGTCTAGTCCAGTCGTCTCAAAGTCAGCACAGAGTTTTGGTAACGTCCACAGCTCGGCCAGAGCCTTTTCGAGTTCAGCCCGTGTGGTGACGTAATTGATGTTCATGACATAAAAAAGGACCGCTTCATTTGCGGTCCTCTGAGCTTAGCTTGACTTTCGTCAAACCAACCGATTGTTCCAGAAGTTAACTGTGAAATCACTAATGTCGGCCCAGGTGTCGGCGAGCACCTCACCGCTTTCCGAGAGGCTGAGGGTGTAGACCTTGCGCTGAAGGTGACGCTCAACTCCGTTTAGCTTTTTGTCTACAGAACCAAATTCAGTTCCTTCAGTGACTTCCAAGAACCCGGCTTGCTTTAGCCACGCAGTTCCGTCTCGAAGTGCGCTGTACAAAGGTGAGGAATGATAGGTGATCAAACCTTTTTTAGCTTTCGAGACGAAAGGAGCAAAACGACCTTGTGCTCTGTGAAAACCAAGAAACAGTTCTGACTTTGTTGAGACGTCTTGATCCCAAAGGCTATTTACTTGATCGACAGCGATCTGACGAATAGTTGCTTTGTTTGTGTTCGCCAAGGACTGCAGAATCATCGCAGCTCCTACATTTCTAAGACTTGTGGAAGTGCAAAGGCTGTCAAGAGCTTCGTCAAGGGAGATCTTCTTGACTTCCAGCTCGCTCAGGCTGTTCCGCTTTACCTTCCTCTTTGGTGCTTTAATTGGTCCTGTGATCGCTAGCTTAGCCGCAATTGCTGCTAACTCTGGGTGCTTCTTCTCAATGCTCAGGTTGAAAAGCTTGCCGCTATCCAGAAGTTTCACATCTACGTGATCCAGTAGATCCACGGTGAGAGTGGGCATTGTGTTTCCAATAGACAACAGGGTCTTGGCTTCGGACTCCTTCAGCTGGACTCCTGCGATTTCAAATTTGACTTGCATGTTGTTGGCAATCAACTCGTCCAGCGTAATGACATTTTTTGAGTCGTCAATAGGAGCGCATCTTAGTTATTTCGCTTTCGATCTCTTGCACTATGTTGCACAGTTCGTATGCAGTGCATGTAATGACACCATGAAGCTCTTTTAGGGTATCGCAAGAATAATTTTTTGTAATATATGGTTGAAGCCGAATTGTCCTTTCTGATTTAGGGCTGCCATCCACACCAATGACCAAGACATTGAAAATCTCTGGACCTGTTAAGTAAGTTATGAGTCGGTTTTCATAAGAGCACATCTTTGTCGTCTCCTCTACCTGCGTTAAACACGAGGCAATCCACGCTGTGAATGCAGCTGCGTCTTTACTTTGTTTGTATTCAGCGCTAATTCTTTCTAATTCTCGTATGATCTCGCCGAGATAACTCATACGTAAACTCCCGCTTTACTCTTTGTTTTAGCTTATGGCGTTTTGTATTAGTTCAGAGCTCTCAGCGTCCTCTTCGGTATCTACCAGGTGAACAGAGTCGCAGAACTTCGCGAGACTGTGACTTTTTTTTCCAATACAGAAAGCGTGGACATCTAACTCGTTTGTGTCCTTGAAAATATTGAACTTACGCACAGTGGCGTCCGTTACTTGACACTCTCCGTCAGTGATAATCAGCACGTCAGCTTTTGGGTCGATACTGGCGCAACCATAAGCATGCTTCATTACCTGGTCGAAGGAAGTGCCGCCTCGACTAAACCACTCCATTAAAAATTGAAGAAGCTCCTCAGTGCTCTGCGAGCGTGGCTCTAAAACAATGCTTTGGTTTACTGCTGAATCAAAGAGGTGTATTTGAATCTCCCGATTGTCTTT